CTTATGCGTTTGAATATATTATGCGACCTAACCGCACGAAATGATTATAACATTCAAAAGTCAATACTTACAAATTATGACTTCACCGACCTAATCAATCTTGAGAGTTCATTATCCTTCGCTTCCATCTCTCGCAAGGTTAGGGGTTTTAGATTCTTCTCATCAATTGTCAGCTTAGCGAATGACTCGGGTGTTAGTGAGCCTTCTTTGATGCCTTTGCGGAATGCCTTGCCTAGCGTGGGGCCTAGTACAGCATCTTGAGACTTAGCATCTAGACCTTTGAATGCATCATAGTAAATCTTCTTGCTAGATGTAGTACCAGGCTCTAGTAATCCAGTCTCTGCATCCCTAAAGTTCTCCGGCCTTTCACCTGACTCATCATCACTGCGATATCTTGCATCAACTACTGGCGAGTTACTCCCACGACAAAAATTATGAAATGGGGCGAACGCTTTTGAGTAGTTCGGGTCAGTCTTTAATGTGATACGTAAATCAATAGACCGGCAGAAACCAGATGTGACAGAATCCATGACACTAATATTCTGCGTGCCAATCACAACGTCTTCCTCTTCGAAGTATGCGCGTCTAGCTTGGTTTGCATAGTGTGTCGTTCCTGTTCGTGCGATACCTCTAGCTTGTTTGCGAGTCTTAACGATTCTATTGTCAACCTCGGCCAGCACTTGATTGGTTATCTCGCGGGTAGATTGACCACCAACAAAACCTTGAGCAACGATGTTTGTTATCTGCTCTGCATTCGTTGACGTGTATTGCTTGAGCATTTGGTTGTAAGAAGTGTAAGAGCCTTCTCCAAGTTTGATTAGAGTGTTGTTAGCCTGAGTCTTAATAACCGATCGCGACACTGTAGCGGTAGCCTCAACAGTCGGGTAAACCTTAGCAATAGCATCAGCTTGAAACTTAGCCTCATAAACACCAACATCCAAATCACCTTTCGACAGCTCCTTGGTGTAAAACGTTAACTCCTCGGTTACAATTTCATTTATATCCTCAAGCAGCCAAGCCCTACGATTGGGTGTTAAATTCCTTCCAACCTCGCGATTAATACGAGCTGTTATTCTATCGCTCATCGAATCAATATAAGGGTCTGAGTCATTACCCAAACCAGCAGCAAGTCGCTGTATATAGCGACCGTGCTCGGCTTGAATGGCGACTAATTCATCATTCTGTTGCGCCATTTAATTGCTCTCTTAGGTTGTCGTTCTCCATGCGAAGTCGTGCCAACTCTTCACTCTCACCCGTTGCGCCTTCCTCGTTTAACTCCTCGATAAGCTCCTCGTTAGTCTTATCTGTGTAGTTAGCCTTGCGAATCGTGTTAAGCAATACAGATTGTGGGACTTCACCACCTTGAACGCCCTGAAATACCACCGCAACATCTTGGGCTGTCATGTTATCAGTTACGAACTGATCATTAACTTTTACCTTAATCTCACCAGTAACACTCATGAACAATGCAGCCTGTTCGATACACCACTGCAATCCCTTAGATGTGTTTACAGCGATTCGCTTTAGCTGACTGGTAGATGCATTAGATTCAATCTCTTTAGCACCTAGAGTCTGATTGGTGGCTGTATCTTGAGTAACTTGAGCGCCTAACATAATCATGCGCTTTTCCACTCGCTCCATTTCTGTTGAGATGGCGCCGGTGGCCTCAATTTGTAGAATCTCAATCTTATCTCCAGCCGCAAGCATGTTTACACCCTTGGCACCAACATCAAGACCGTCTGGATTCAAGTCGTCAAATTCAACCTTTGCCATGTCGGTAAACACATTCGTCATGCCTTGACCGTGATAGTGCAAGTTCTCCAGGTTGTCACAGCTCAATTGGAAGTGCCCCATATTCTCATGAGCTAAATCAAACATTACAGGGCGGTCATAAATCGGCTTATTCTGCTCTGAACCAAAGAACTGGAATGGAATGTAATCGAGAGTCTTGTTGTCAATGGTAGGCTGTACGGTAGATTCCCAATCACCATCACGTTTAATCTTTGATGTATAAACACCCTCGATTAACTCAAGTCGGCGTAACTGCTCTTTGCACTCGTACTCTTCACCCTCTTTCTCCCAATACAACTCAAGCAAGTCCACCAGCACTAACTTGCCACCAGATACCACATGATGCGGCATCGCCTCGGCATTGTAGCCAATTAGTTTAGCTGGCTGCATTTGGCTGCGAGTCTTACCTTCATTGCTTGGCGGGTCGACCAATACGCCATAACGACCAGTAACCAATAGCTCAGACGCAATCTCTAGCGCAAAGTCATTGATAGTTGAATTTTCACCGTCGACACTTTCCATGAAGTCAGTTAAACCCTCTGGAACTTCAGTCTCAACAGGTTTTGCGCCAACCATGCCAACGTATGCGTCATGAGTTCGACCGGTAGCATTAAAGAATCGACCGCGTGCAAAGTATGACTTGCGACGCTTATCCACAACAGCGTAATTGTCATTAGTCACACGATATGCAGGTGATACCAATCCGTAATAACCACAAGTGCCATCAAGCAACTTAATAGCCCCTTGCTTACCTCGAATAGCCGCACGAACCTGAGCCCATAATGGGAGGTTGTCGGTGTAACCTTTGTCTAGTTTTGTTTCCATTGTATTTACCCGTGTATTGCGAAGCGTTTTCTTGATTGTTTAACTAAGTGAGGACACGCTCCGATGATAAACCCATCCGCCAAATCGTGTGATACACCAAGTCGCTTTGTTACGTCTTTCTTAGATTCTACCATATCAAGCCCTCTTTTAGAGTAATCCGAGTGTGGCGTGCATAATTCTATCTTTAAATCTTCAAGACCTTCAAGGTCGCTTGATATTGAGATCATATCAGAAGCGTCAAACTTGTGGCCCTTGGTTACTGCGTTGTACGTGTTCATTAATCTGTCAGCGACATCCCTCCATGCTTGCGCCTTTAGATTCTCGAACTTTTTCTTGTTGGTTAATTTGGGTGAGTATTCTTTTTCTGGGTTAAACACCTCTCCCGCAGCGTTAAACTTTGAATAGTTCTTTCTTCCAGCTTTCTTTAACATTGCACCAACGCCAGCACCAACCCCAATGGAGTCATAAGCCATCGACCCATCATTGACTATAAGGCCGTGAGCTCTATAGCTTGAGACGTCAAGCTCATCCTCAGCAGCCTTCCAGGCCTCCAGATATTCAGCAATGGACCCGTTAAACCTAACCGCGCAGTTCCTATCCTTTCCTGAGTCAGCAACGTCATAACCAACATGACACCTGCCAGTAAAGTCCATATCCAACTTTAGATGAGCATCAACAGCAGCCTCTATCCATGAAAGTTTTATGATCGCCCTGTCGTTATCACTTCTTGCTACCCCAAGATAAATATGGTCGTAATTATCAGGGTCCGTATCCTTGAGCCTGTCAGCCTTCATTCTCGCTGTCTTGGAAAGGAATGGATTCTCGTCGTAATTTATGTGCTTAGTTACACAGTCATCACCCAGTATTTTGGGAAGTTTAGTCTCAACAAAGTCAGTGGTTAGCCTCGGGTTCCAAAGTATCCATATCTCAGACCCCTCCTTTCGGATTGTTGGGTCTATGTATTCCCATTGAAGCTCGGTTAATCCCTCACCCTCCTCAATCCAACATATATCTACGCCTTCCGTACCCTTTATCTCTGCGATGTTTCTGGCTATGCCATAAAATATAAACTCAGACCCAGTGGTCCTATGCTTTATTGAGTTATTGGTAATTATAAATTCATTGGTCCAACCTGCCGCCTCTATCTTCTCTCTAAGGACCGTGTAAACAGACTCTGATATTCTGTTTTGGAACTGTCGTATACAGAGGAATTTAAGTGAGTAATTCCTTGCTAGGTATACTGCCATGCCGCCAGCATCCTGAGTCTTTGATGAGAATCGACCGCCCTTTAGCCTCTTGTATGGTTTAGGTGTGGTCCAGAACTCTCTTAGGTTAGGATTTAGCTGGTACATTTCTATTCCTATTCGAGCAAGCTATAGAGCATGTTTTTGATTTTGTATACTTATTGCATTGATATGCAGATCCACAATGAACGCAATTCCTTTCCTCATTATCAACACCTGACGCTCTCCTTGCTGCGCTCTTACATTTATTTGAGCAATAGACGGCATTAACCCTAACCAATCCATCGAACTCATCTCCACACTGCTCGCATATCTTCGATATCTTTTTGTGTAGCGAGTCCTTTGTTTTTTGGTAGTGCTCCTTGTGCCAGCTACGACCCTCTTCCGACCGATGCCACTCTATACACTTATGCTGATGCTTGTTGATTGTGTCTCTTGATGCGTTTGGGTTTTCAGAGTGCCATTCCTTCTTGTGCATAGATATGTGTTCGCACTCTTCTATGCACTCAAGGTTTTCGGGATTGTTATTTAGAGTATTGTGGTCCTTGTGGTGAACATGAAAGCCATTAGGAACATCGCCATTGAAATGCTCATAAACAACCCTATGCAGCCTATTGGACCCTCTTGATAGATATCTTTCGCCGTAGTAAAGGGTATAAACCTTTCCTAGGAATTCTTGTTTGGTTTCTGATATGACTGTTACTTTCATAGTAAATCTCCTAGTGACAATCTACAGTATATCGCAAAGGGAAATAAACGCTAATCCTTTGCGTTACTTTTATAGAAGTCTTCTAGATTTTTACCTTGAGGTGACATTGAGCCGTCTGATGATGTTAGATCGTGTTTCTGTTTGTTTGCATCGAAACCACCAGTAAAATCAGTAAGTGTTTTTAATGCAGCTATACGGCCGCTCTGAGAGCCGCCTCCTTCAAACATGTTAGCCTCAGCCCATAGTCGTTCAACTATGTCAGAGGTCGTTACAAGAGCCTTCTTAGTCGCTTTTCCCATAAACAACTGGATAGCATCGCTAATAATAACATTTGATAACAGTCTTGAACTCTGCTCTTGAGCCGTCTTCTCACTATAACCGGCACTGATTGCAGCCTGTGTTGCATTGAATCCATTTGAGCAATAATGCTCTATAAAACTCCTCTGCTTATCTGTCAA